GTGCGGGTCCTCAAAACAAAACACATGGCGGAAGAACATACTGTAGGACAAATTTGTGAAGACGCCTTGTTGAACGATGCGGTGGTTCCCCGCTTGAATTATATCCTGGGTGGTGGATACCCGTACATTCCGCGTAGTTCAGCGTGTTGTTTAATTGAATTGTTGCTTCGTTATTTACAAAAGATGAATCATTTAGATAAAATGTGGTTTCTAAACTCTATAGACGTCATTTATTTTAATAAAGAAGGACGATTAAAAATGCTTCATACCAGAAAAAGAAATGTTACCCGATAAAATTGAAATTATAAATTATATATTCATACTATACAATATGGATATATCACATCCTGCCGTGTTGACCCGAGATGTTCGGCTTCCCATGAATCAAGTTGGAGGTGATATCACTGCGCTCATCTTATCTTCTCTTCAAAAATATGAAGGTCGTTGTATTGAAGAGGGGTACCTTAAACTAGGAAGTGTGCGGATCATTAATTATTCATGTGGATTGTTGGAAAACGTCCACGTCATCATATCCGTCTCCTTTGAATGCCAACTCATTAATCCCTTGGTGGGGCATCCTTTGGTATGCCTGGTAGAGTCCAACACCAAGGCAGGGATCAAAGGCCGCCTTCATGCGAAAGAGTCACCCTTTGTCATCTTTTTAGCAAGAGACCATCACCACACGAACGATACGTTTTCAACTTACAAAGAAGGTGATAAAATCAATGTAAAAATTATAGGAAAACGGTACGAAATCAACGATCCCAAAATCTCCATCATTGCCGTCTTGGATGATACGTACGTGGAACCCAAAATGCCGGATCCCCCAGCTCCCGTGATTCCTGAAGTAGAGTCCGAGTCGGAAGAAGAGTCAGAAGACGTGCTCGTATTTTATTCCGGTTCTAAAGATGTGTACCCTGGAAAGGGCATGCATGAATCTGTGGATGAACCGAAAACGTACGATGCGTTATCTAAAATAAAAGGATGGAGAGCGAGGTTAAGTAATTTTGACGTGGGTCCCTTTACTTGGTCGGGTACGGGAGTGCTTCCCGTTCCGTTTGAAGAAGGGACGCAGTGGAATTCCATAGAACATGCTTTCCAAGGGTCCAAATTCAAATTGTACGGAAAAGAAAAGGAAGCGCTTCGGTTTACATTACCGAATGATATCGGGAAAGGGGATGGTGCGTTCGCTCAAAAACATCGCAAGGTGGTTGTCTTGAAAGACATGACGGCGTGGAATGATTTGTCCGACCAAGTCATGGCGGACATTGCGAAAGCGAAATACGCGCAACATAAAGAATCGGCACGCATTTTAGATTTAACGAACCATGCGAAATTAATGCATCTTGTCAAAAGCCGTGGAAAAGCTTCTGAATTAAAACATTTCATTCATCTAGAAGAAATACGAAAACAAAATCGTTCATAATCCTTGTATTAATATATAGGTATACAGTATGCGTGTCTGGTACACTATTTTTTTAGTCGCTCTATTTGGTGGAATTATGTTGTACGTCATGCGTTACTTGTATCAAAAGTACAATGCACGAAAACTCATTGTCGCGCAAGATAGTGATAGTACAAAAGTAAAAACGTGCGAACTCTTTTATTTTTATACGACATGGTGTCCTTACTGCAACAAGGCGAAACCGGAATGGGAAGCGTTTCGTAGTGAATGGGAAGGGAAACCGTTCAAAGGGTACTACATTACGTTTACGGAAGTGGATTGTGACGTGGATGAAACCACGGCTAAAAAGTATGACGTGAAATCGTACCCGACCATTAAATTAAAATGCAAGGGGGAAGTATTTGAGTATGATGCTCGTCCTACAAAAGAAGACTTGACTCGTTTTTTAAATTCGGTCCTTCCTTAAAATTGATAAGGATAGATTATCATGGAGAGGTTAAATCATGGAGTACATCATCAATGCTGTAACTCCGCCCTCTCCGCACTCGTACATGTACTATGACCCGAACAAAATGCGTTTTTGGTTTAAGATTGACGTACAAGGGAATGTGTTGATTCAACACCAAGACGTACATCATATACAGGGCCAAGGAACTGTATATGGTACAATTTCGGACAGGTTAAGTATACAGGATAATGTTCCCATTCCATCATGTTTAGTGGAGGTCTTGAAAAAACTAATAGACCATCCAGATGTTGGCAATACGATTCCTTATTGGTTACATTTCATTGACGTCATCAAATTACTTAAAAAAAACTTGAAAGAAACTGCGCTCACCTTTGATTATGTCGTCAGTCATCAACAGTTGGAAACTCAGGTACAAGAGTTGACGCGTACCGTAAAAGAGTTGACGCCATTAAAAGAACTCCCAGCGAAGCATCAACACTTAACTACACAATATGAGAATCTGGAAAGTGAATATAAAAAGCTGAAAAGTCAACATCAATCATGTGTAAGTGAAAAATATACATTTGACAAATTAAAAACGGAAATTCGTGAATTAACCAAAGAAAAGGAACGATTAAAAACCCTCTTTCATACCGTCGTCCAAGAAAAACGAAAATTGGAAGTAATCAATCAACAATTACGAATGGATTTAAAATTGTTAATGGATTAAAATGGTGCCCTGACATTTTGTAAATATTTTTTTTCAAAAAATTGTAGGGGTACATGATATTTATGTAAAACAATACTTAATAAACTTTGATCGTGTCTATGTTCGTGAAATAACTTATCGTTTGGCATGTTACTGGGTGTGTCGGTAATGTCTTCATAAATGCAGGCCATCGTTAACCATTCGTGAATATACTTTATCGTACGTTCGGTTTTTTTAATGATTAATGCACCCGCCCAACAATCTTCCGCATTTTCTTTAAATACTTTATCATACATGTGATACTTGTGGATGACATCCATTTTACACCAGTTTTTCATATACCATATCGGTTCGTTCGGTTTATTTTTCCATACTAATAAATCATTGGTTTTCATATAATCTTCATATAAATGGGTAAATTCTTCAATAAAAAAATATTTGGAATCTATATAAAAAAGAATATCATTCTCATTTATTTTTTTCAATGTCTCATGAATGATATACGGTTTCCATAACCAATAACCACCTCCACGCGGACAATTCAATATAGATTTATTTTTTTCAACAAATTCTTGATCTATATTTTTTTTGTCAAACACAATCACTTTAAAATCTTTTCCATACATGTTTACGGACTTGATTAAATGATACACATAATTCGTGTGGGTATTGTCATTGTAAACTAAAAAATATAACATAATATGACTCTATAAACTAAAATTGAAACCACGACGAAAAAAAATAAGGTACATTCCATGGAGAAACAAAATGTCCTACAGTTACTACCTCTTCCGCGTGAATTGATACGGTTGGTAAAGGAATACACGTATTATCATAAAGATTATATCCTCGCACGACAAAGATATAATCAAATCATTCATGTCATGAACCAAACCATTTGTAAAGGACAAGATGAGGAATACCCTTATTCATTTTGGTTTTGGTCGCAAGATAGTGAGGATCCACAATTTCAAATAAATTTTTGTATGACTTGTGGTAATTACGCACACCTCATGGGTACAGTAGTTCCGTGTACGTGTTGATTTTCACTTTCTACGGATGGTTTTACGTTTACGACGAGTTACCCTTTTCTTCCCTCCATTGTTGGGAGGGGGAGGTAATATGTAATCTACTGCGACTGCAGCCGGGGGTGGTTGAATTCCTTGTTGTGCTTGCTGTGCTTGTTGTGCTTGTATGAATTGTTGTATTTGCTGGGCTTGTTGGGCGTGTATGGCTTGTATAACCGCAATTTGTGCGTTAACTTGAGCTACGGCTGCTGCAAACTGCGCGTTCATTTGAGGAGGGGGAGGTGGTCCTCCAGAATCGCTTGTCGGTGCAGATGTTCCTCCAGAATCGCTTGCCGTTGCAGATGTTCCTCCAGAATTGTCAGATTCAAACGTATCTAACACATCTGGCATACTTTATCTAAATATTAAATTATGACGTCCTCGGACGGGTTTGAACCGTCGGCCTTGCGATTAACAGTCGCACGCTCTAACCAACTGAGCTACGAAGACTTCTCCCGAATGGGACTTGAACCCATGACCGAAGGATTTACAGTCCTTCGCTCTACCATCTGAGCTATCGGAAGATTACACAATTCTAATTCATCAAATATCTTTATATTCATTTTTTGAATGATTTATTTTGTACCCGACGTTTTCTTGATTTACGCCTCCCTCCACCCATTTTTGTAGGCGGTACTAGTAGTGTAATAAGATAATTATTTATTGTTATGGAGTATTTTGATATTTCTTTAGATATTTTATTTAATAATCTAAACCCATCTAGTTTTACATCATGATCGTCTGAGGATATCATCGTTTCTCCATCATTTATATTCCTCACCAACTCTGTATAAATTGTATCCCTATTCTTTATTAATGGCAAAGCGTTATCTCTTTCCACGGAGTCTATAGGGTCCGTAGATATTATATACCGTATACGATCGTATGCATTTTCTCCAAATAATTCTTCTAACTGGATTCTCATCTCTTCTATCAGTTTTTTATCTTCTTCAAGTTGTTTATCTTTTAAAAGTGGTCCTTCCTCTAACGCCGCCATAATATCCTAGGATATAATAAATTAAGATCATAAAAAAGTATACTTGTCATATTTTTTATGGTAGCGTCCAAAACTTTTTTGAATTTCTATATCAATAGACATTTCGGAGGTCGTTTGCTATACTCCGTCATGGTCGGATACGTATCATGCCTGGATTCCAGAATGCTATACCCTTGGCTGGTATAGTACGCGCGCCGCCTTTTCCATTGGTTCACAAACGTCGCGTGCGGGTCCACAATGTCTACCACGACCGGTTTCTCATGTTTGACGCGCAAGATTCGTCCGACCGCTTGCGTCACATCATTCTTCGGAGTGGCTAATATGAGGGTAGACAACGTTTTAATATCCAACGCTTCTTCCGCCATGGCGAACGTTGCCAGAATCACTTCTTTCGTTTCACTTTCTTTTAATTTTTCATTTTTCATTCCGCCTACATAATATCCCACCGTTCCTATATTTCGCGCCACAATCGCTTCGTACAAGTATTTTAATAAATATTTCGTGTGCGCGAGGATCATCACTTGTTTCGTGGTGGGGTCCGCACGTAAATGGGTCAACACGCGTAATATAAATTCCGTACGCGGACCAAACTCGCTCACTCTCTTAATCATGCTCGTGTAATTCGTATCCCCTTTAAAATTCGTAATGACTTCATTGAATTCAACATCCGGAGACGTAAAACATATTTTATGGATGAAGACTTGGGTTTTCTCACGCGAGGCAGAGTAAACAATCTCTCCCAAAAAGAGTTTAAACACTTTGGATAAACCATCTTTTCGTTCCATGGTCGCTGATAATCCCAACATGTACGGCGTTACAATCTTGAATAGGGCGTTGCTGAATACTTCGGCGGCAATGTGGTGCGTCTCGTCAATGATGGTGAACCCAAACGTTCGGAAGATTTCAACCGGGTACGTTTTCATGGATAACGATTGGAGCATACCAATGACAATGTCCTTGTCGGTATCCATGACTTCACCTTGAATGCGACCAATCGTCGCGGTCGGAAGAAACTCACGGATGCGCTCTACCCATTGCTCTAGCAAAAACTCTTTATGCACGATGACTAGCGTTTTCCGTTTCAACACGTGAATCAAATGAAGGGCAAGGATGGTTTTCCCGAACCCACAGGGTAGTTCAAGGAGTCCGCATTTACTTTTCAAAAAGGCTTGGACGGCGGTTTGTTGGTCGGCGCGCAAGGATCCATGAAACGGAAGGTCAATGGGAACCCCATCGGCGATTTTGATTGGATAGTCCTGTTTATAAAATCGCGGGCAATACAATTTGCTTCCGGATTCACGATACGCATAAAATTTAGTGGTGTCACCGTATCCGCCGGACACTTTGGGTGAAAAAGTCAAGTCCTTTTTTAAATTTTGTTGTTCGGCGGAAGTCAACAACGTTTTTGGAATGGTAAGTCCTAAATTTCCAAGATACATGATTCCTTTTTTTATTTATTCAAAAGTTCTTCAATTTTAAAAATATTCATATAGACTATGGATATTTTACAAGGTGTGATTCTTATACTCATGTGTTTTGTCATTTTACTGGACGTACAATTACCTCATTCTGTTCGTAAAATAGGAATGATTCCGTTACTGATTTTAGCATTTATGTTACTTTTATATTTATTCGCAAATTCACCAGTATTAGGCATTGTTGGTATCGTCGTGTTGTACGTACTTTTCCAGCCTCCTAAAACATTACCTCCCATGCCTCAAGATACATGTGAAGAAGACCAACCCGCCGTGTTTAAGGATACTTTAGAAGAAGAGGTGATTCGGTCTATGGCCGACGCTTCTCCCATTCCCATGACGAACCCCTCATTTACGAATTCGCCCAGTCAAGTCAACAATGCCATGCCGATATAAAAGGTCATAGGTCCGTCACGCAAGGTATTGCGCGACACATTTCATCCAGTTCACGTATACGACGGTCTACGGAAAGGTAAAATTCAGTAAGGTACTTGTGTAGATACAAAATGTCATCGTTCAGTATCAAAATGTCATTTCGTAGTTGAGTTAATTCATTCTGTATCGTGGGTTCTTGCTCGCTCATATTCATGGTTAATATATTTATTTACGACCCCGCATCGTCCACAAGACGAGTCTATTTTTGGGTAACGGTTTTTCTTTTTCTTTTTCCTTTTCCTTTTCTTTTATTTCTTTTACCTTTTCTTTTTCTTTTACCTTTTCTTTTTCTTTTTCTTTTTCGTTGGATTCGCATC